GTATACCACTAGATCCATTCCAAGCAGGAGCTTCTGCCGGGGCGCTTGAGTTAGTTTTCTTTAATAAAAAAGCATTAAAATATTTTACTTCTATTACTGCTCCCATATATTATTACTTATTTTAATGTTTTATTACACGTTTAGTAAAAATCGTTTTTAATTATATAATGCTAAATGTATTGTTTGTAGTGTCTACGAAATCTTCTTGATCAATGTTAATACCTTCTACGTTTTGATAATAACACGTAATATAATCATCGGCCATGTCACTTCTACCTAAAAAACTTGTGTCAGTTGAATAAGCCCAGAAAGTACTAGAAGGATACGGGCATACTTCTTGTAAATTTACAGCGTTTGTATAATCTATTGTCACAAGTCCACCGCCTCCTCCAAAATCAGCCCAGCGTTGAGGGTACATATACAATCCGTTGTATAATGGATCAAATGCCTCTGTAACTATTATAAATGTAACATATTCGTAATTTGTAGAAACACCACCACCTTCTACAATTCCAAAACCTATTTGTGTATCAAGAACTTGTCCAGGCAGTATTATAACACCCATGTTTATAGTTAAAGTAACTTGATCGCTAGCTCCACCGGCGTCAGTAACTCGTATAACTACCGTATAGGTATCAGATGGTATTTCTCCAGGTAAATTATTAGTTAGGTTAAAAGTAGATAAGCCTCCAGCGACAGATGTATTAAATCCAAAGTAGTTGCCAGAGCCTCCATTTACGCTAGTTTGTGAAACTATAGTCCAAGTTAACTCTTCACTTGTATTTGGGTTTTCTTGATCAACCACGCTAGCTCCGTTGGTTGCTTTTAAGGTTGTTATTTCTGTTAGCGCTGGGTTTGATGCTATAGTAAAATCAGTATCCGCCGGCGTATATGGATCTACATATATTACAGGTGGTAAATTACCTAAATATACATTTTTGCTTATTGTCGATGTAGTACCACCAACAACTGAAGTAAAATTAAAGTTCCAAACTCTCTCACCAATACTACTACCATAATACACATTTTGCAAGAAATAAGAAGTAACTTTTATGTTGTACTCTTTAGTTCCTAAGCCGTTTGGCTCATATAGTGTAAAATAATTTGTAACGTTTTGAGCTGTAGATTCTGTTGTAAAAACAGACGTTAAATTAAAGTCTTCTATATCGCCAATTGGTATTTGCACACCAAAGAAATCTACCAATTTAAAGTTTGTTGTTAATATATCTTCACCAAATTGTATTCCTTCATTAAAAGCGCTAGTATCGAAACTATCAAAGCCTGCAGCAGAAGGATTTTCTGTGTTTATAGCATCGTTAAGATCTGAAATTAAACCAGATGTAGATGTTTCCCAATATATATCTAATTTAGAAACACTAGGTTCTGTTTCAAAAACAGCTAAGTTTTCTATTTGATTAAATGGAGTAGTAGAGTTTACTACACCAAATTGATAGCCACTTTCTTGAGATGTTGTTATCTGACCAACAAGTGGATTTGTTTTTGCGTTGTAGATAACGTTTATGCTATCTGTTGGTGAAATAGGTGTTGACTCATCATAATCAAATAGATCAAATAAACTTTGTATTGTGCTTACTGTAAATGATTTTTTACCTGGGAAAAATTGCTGATTACCGGTATTTGATTGTTCTATTGCAGTATTCTCCACTCTACCAAATAACCTAACAGAACTTCTAAACTGCTTCTGTGTTGGCCCGACTTCAGATAGATCTCTAGGTACTTTATTTATGTTGTCATTTATTAAAGATATGTAAGACGTGCTTAAATTTGAAGTATTATTACTTGGGTCTCCTTGTAAAGCTCCAGCTGTATAAACATTATAATAATCTTGCTCAGTTTGTTTTACGACAATCTTGTAAGAATACCAACCTAATGGATTGTACAATGTAGGATCAACAGACCCGTCGTTATATATATTCTTAGTTACTGGACTATTAAAAAGTAGTTTTAAAGAATTACCTAACCAAGTATTTTCATTAACACTTTCGTTTATATATGGAGAATAAATAGTTGACCCAGAATAGTTAATATCATTTACAGTTATATTAGTTTTGTTGTTTGATAGCAATACTGTTGACTGTCTGCCGTACTTATCAGCAAGTACTACACCTACTTGATAGTTTCTATTTGTTTTTAAAGAACTACTTGGGTATTCGACTACGTTTGTTTTACCTGTAGCTGCTACTTGATAATCCAAAAAACTAGGTGGATCTATTTTATTCAAGAAGTTACCGTAAACAACTCTATTACTAATTATTTCTTGAGCAAGAGCTTTAACTGGTACTTTGTCATATACTCTAGTTATTTCACTTGACGGTAAAGTTTTATATGGTTTCTGAGACAGGTAAGAATACTCGTAAAAAGTACTAGCTCCACTTATGTTTTCAACTTCTATACTTTCAACGACTTGCAAAGCCAAGCCGTCAGACTCTTTATATATTATATCTATTTCCGTTATGTGAAAACTAGATTTAAGATCATCTATAGGACATGGTAGCGGTATTTGTAGATCTATCTTGTTAACTTTATTTTCCATAAAATCAACTATGGTAGATTCTAAAGCTTGTTCTTGATCTCCGTTATCTAAAGAAGTATTTAAAAAATAACCATCTTGCTTAGGTATAAAACACACTTGCGTAAAAGGAGCAAGTAAAGAATACTCACCGTCATCAAACTTAAACCTATAGCTAAATCTAACAAATTTATCCTCTAAAAAGCTGTCGTCACCAGAATAGTCTTTTTCATAATATGGATTTACATTGATAACAATTTCTGTTGATCCATTTATAAGTGGTATTGTTACAGGACCAGATAGTGTTATATTTGGATCTGAGTAAGAGACTACAGTTTCACCTAGCATAACTACGTTGCCGGAAGAATCAATATAACCTACAGTGAAACCGTTTTGAGGTATATTAGGATAATGAACTACATTTAGGTTACTTACTGGTACTATGTTAGAGTTTGTTACTCCAGAGCAAGAAGCTGTTCCTCCGTTAGGTAAATACATACTAACAACGTCTTTCATTGTAGACTCGTTCTCAGTAGGAACTAACGTGCTTTCTTTTTCTAAAACTATAGATTCATAAGGGTAATATTTTGCTACTGATATTTGATCCTCATTAGCATAGTAGTTTATATCACTAGCTGCATCTAATACGTTTATCTTTCTAGGTTGATTTCTATTATCTGTCCAAAATAAAAGATCTTCTAGTAAATTGACTCCAAATATAGGGTTTAACGTACTAAAATTTAAAAAAGAACCTTCAACCAGCTTTGTCGCAACGCCAGAACTAACATTGTACTTATATATTAAATGGTTTGATCCAGGTCCAGAAGCAACATAACTGCTTGAGTTGTTATCAGTTAAAAAAACGTACACGTTATTAGTAAATTCATCAGACAGATAGCCTATTGACTTCATGTTTTGTATGCTGTCAGTAAAATCCGCAACTAAAGCATTACCTAAAACATTTTCTAAAGCACCTACGTCTGAACCTTCAGATTTACTGATTTGAGCATTTATAGCATTTCTATATTCACCAGACGGTAACAACCTATCGTCTAGATCTTTGTTCATTTTAGATTTTATGAACGCGTTTTTAACTTCTGCCATTTAATTTTAATGTTTTATCCATTTAGATTTACCTCTAAAAACTTGTATTATTTCACTAAGTTTTAGGTTAGATAATCTTATTTTAGCGTTTCTTAATTTAGCACTTTTTTCTCTCTTCAACCTATTGACAACATATTCAGGTTGATTAATTCTAGACGCTAGTATAGCGTGACTAATGTAAGCGTACATTGCTTCTTCAGCTAATTTAGGAACTCTAGTATCTGAGCTAGTTGAAAGACCGTCTGAGATATACTCTAATATTATAATTTTATTCACTAAATCAGATGAAAAAGAAAACTTACCTTCACGTTCGTTTATTGTGAAATAACCATTAACATTTGCGTTAACTGGATCTAAACCGTACATTTGTCCGTATCCATAAGATTCGTCACCATAATAAAAATTCCATCCAAACTCACTATTATCAATAGATTCGTTTCTTAATTTTAAATCATTTGTTTTCCATCTTTCTTCAGTTATAGAAGTTCCCTCGATGTTATCGTTAAAATTATCCTGAATTGGCAAACCTGAACTGCTCTGTAAAGGAGTATTATATGGGTTGCTTGTTAAAGTAGTTGGAAGTATTGGATGTTTAACGCCTTGACTATCAATCCAAGAAATATTAACGTAGTTTACGTAATCTTGAGGTATAGCTAAGCTTAAACTAGTTGGTATAGTTAGCTCTTGCGAGTTAACGCTTTTTAGTACATCGTAACTAAATTCTTGAACGGCTCTTTTAGCGTGAAATAATACGTCGGTTCTATTTATTCTTTGTATTAGCTTATCATCACCTACATACGCAACTATAAAGTTGTTTATAATGTCATTTAGTTTTATATAAGCGTAAGAACCATAATTTTCTTCAACAACATTTCCATAAGCTTTTTCGTTGTATGTTGAACCATAGTTACCACCATCTAGCCTCTTTAACTGAACAGTAATATAAATTCCATTTAATGGAGGAGTGCTAAAATTTATAGTATTACCAGATAAACTATAACCATTTGTGATTTCAGTCCAGCTACCTGGTAACCCATTTAAACTAGAGTATAGTTTAAAATTGTTTTTAGCATAGTTTATGTCATTTGGATCAGCGCTATACCAAACTAAGTTTGTATTAAATGTTGTGGTAAAAGATGATGTTGATCCATTACCTTTAAATCCCTGCGCACCTTCATAGTACTGTCTATTTGTTTCTGTTATTAATGACATTTACTAGCTTTTTTGGTTTATTTCATTTTGTTGTATTTCCGAAGCGGCAACTTGTACAATTTGTGGATCTTTTAGTATAACTCCTGAATAAAATAAGATTCTAGTTATAACATCAACTTGCTCTGAAGGATGTAGCTCAAAGTTTTTAGACGAAGAAGCATTGTAAACATATTGACCCACGTTACCAACATTGTATGCCCATATAACATTTTGTGGTTTTCTAATAAAACTAACAGATATATCGCTTATTATATTAATAGGACTAACTTCTAAGTAGTTTATACTGTTATTGTTTTGACCTTCGTATAAATAAACTGGAAAATTCTCGCTTGGAGCAGTTAAATCTGATTTGTTTATTTCGTAAAAATCACTCTTCTGTAATCTCTGAACTCTAACTGGGTAGGTTCCGTTCTTAGAATACAATACGGTGCCTAACTTGTAAAACTCGCAATAAGATACTGGAGGTTGTGATGCGTTATATACAACAACTTTTCCACTATAAGTTTGTGTTGGCAAAGTGAATTTACTGGTAGTAGCATCGTAGTCGCAAGAACCCTCTTCCTTGAAAACAGCTATTTTATCATCAACGTCAGTCTGTCTACTAGAGTAATCATAATCTGATTGAGGAACTCGAAGCTGTTGATTAATATCGTCGAAATACCTTTCAAATATGTCAAGTTGAACTTGAGTTGCTGTTTTGTTGAATTCGTCAGGCGTTATGTATCCACGTTGTTCTTTGTTTAATATTAATAAAACTGTCTTATATACAGTGTCTACGTTTATAGCCATTTCTTATTTTTTTTTAAGAAGAAAAATTAGTAAAAATCAATCTAGATTTTGATCTTTCTAGCTTGTCTATTTTCTCGATTAATAATCTCTGGAGTGTTGTTGGATTTGTGCTTTCTCTGTTGGCCAGTATTGCATAAACCATACAAGAGTATAATGCTTCTTCAGCTAACTTTGGAATAGCTGCTGATTCATCAGTTGTTAAAGCGTTTGACAAGTAAGTAAAAACAAAATTAGGGTTACCTATGTCAGCGGCATTAAAAAAAACCTCATTAGTAGAGTAATTAATGTAATATTGTTCAACATCTGGAGTATTTGATGCTGTCTCTGCGTAAATTGTACCGTCTACTTCTATAGATATTATAGCCACAAAATCACTAGGTAAACTATATGGTGATGTAAGAGTAGCTTGTTCTACCGTAAATTGACTTTTTAGAGTTTCATATGCGAACTCTTGTAGGCATCTTCTAGCGTGGAATATTACTTCTGTTCTTTTTAAATCTGGTATTAACTTACCTGGCCCAGTATAAGATATTATGAAGTTGTTTATAATATCATTCAAAGATATGAAAGCGTTTGAAATTGATGTATTTGCCATTTTTTATTATTTTTGAGAATCTATGTTTATTTGTTGTTCTTTTTGCATACTCAACTGCATAGCAAATTGATCTTTAGTCATAACACCAGCATATCCAAGTATTTTATCTATCAACAAAGGTTGATCAGATTGGTGAATCTCAAAGTCAACAGAGCTTATTGGATTATATATATAGTTACCTAGGTTAGGATCTATAGTAAAACCCCATTTAGGATTTGTTGGGAACTTTAAGTAACTAACATCTATGTCTCCATTGATAGACGGATACAATGTTATTTTATTAAGCTCATAAATATAAACTGGGTAATATTCAGTTGGAGCTGTAAGAGGCGATTGATTAGTCGTGTATAGATCAATTTTCTGTATTCTCTGAGCTTCTCTATCATTATAGGCAACGTAACCAAGTTCTTGTACGCTATCGCTTAAAACCACAGAACCATTCACGGCGTTTATAGTTGTCTCAACTTTGAATAAAGAGATTTTTTCATCTAATAAAGCCATTCTATCAGCGTAAGCTAATGAAGTTTGAGGTAATCTAAGAGTTTGATTCAGTTCGTCAAAGTACTGAGTAAAGACCTCTTGCTGAGCTTGGGCAGCTATTTTATTAAACTCTACTGGTGTTATAACACCTCTTTTTTGCTGTTCTAGTACAACTAATACAGTCTTATAAACTTGATCTATGTTTATTGCCATTTTTGTTTTTTTTAAAATATACAACCGACCGCGTTGTGAGATCGGTTATATATCAGTATTACATGTTTTTATAAATTTTTCTCTATAGATCGATAAATTTCCACGCCCTCATCCGTCTTTAAGAAAGCAGCGAATGCTGAATAAGGATTTTCATCGAAAGGTACGTTCATTAACTTACGACCTGTAGAAGCCCAACTAAAAGTTCTTTGATCTTGAGATAGCTTAATGATTCCATTTTCAGCAGCTTTGATTGCAAAGTTTCTTAATTGAACGTTTTCATCATTCGCAAGTTCTAAGAACAATTCTGGGTTGTTCCTAGCAAATAGTAATAAATCTCTTTTAATCTCCTTAGAACTCATAGAATTGACTTTAGAACCGTGTTCTACCCTCATGATAGCTTCAGCGTGATCAATATCCATTGTTCTAGCCGCAGTCATAGCGTCAATTTGTAAATCTAAAATATCTAATTCGTCTTCTGCTACTTCAATAGGACTGAATTCATTATATGTACGACCTTTTAAAGGGTGGTATAATGATAATAATTTTTGTAAGTTTTGTTTTTCTTTTGGAACAATCAATGTACCATTTTGAAAAACGATATGACCCAATGTAGCTTCCCCTTCTTGTTCTTTTTTAAATGGAGATGCTTGGTTTGTTGCATATCTAATTTCTTTTTGTTCACCAGTGCTTTTATCGAAATACAATAAAGCGTGTTTAGAAGTGTGTCTAGATGGAATAGTAAAAGTAAGCGGACTAATGCCTCTTGCTAAAACGTATGTTCTATCTTTAATATCCCAACTTGGTTTTGATTCTTTTTTTTCTAAAGGTGTTGATTTTTCAACAACTTGTTTTTTAATTTCTTGAGTAGCAACCTCATCTTTCTTTGCTGTAGCTTGTTTTGCCATAATATAATAAAATTAAATAGTTTTTAAAAGCGTGACATTAGGCTATAATATGTTCTAGTAATAGGCTATTGTCACATAAAGGTAATATTTACCCCCGTTGATTTAACGAGGGTAATATTACATAATAATTATACTCCTTGGAATAATACAAAGTTGTTAGCTCCTTGTACACATAAACATCTTTCAGATAAGAAGTTTACTTCCATTGCATCTAAATCAGAAGTAAATGCTCCACCAGCAGAACCAGTCAACCAAGTTTTCATTCTTCTGTCGTCAGCTTGAGAAGCTCTATAACGAACGTGCAAGAATGGACGTCTGATGTTAGTTCCTAAGATTTGATCATATACTGTAGAAGTTCCAGCAGGAATCAATACACCTTCAACACTAGCAACAGATCCTTGGATTGCTCCACGAGTCGATGCATCGTTTAAGTATTTCCAGTCAGTCTTGTAGAAGTCGTAAGAACCTCTTCTGAATCCACTAAAACCTAAGTTCAACGCCATATCTTCAGAGTTTTCAAACAATCCATAAGCAGTACCACCATTAGAACCAGAAGAGATGCTAGAAAGCATATCATCAAAATCTAAAGAAGTTTGTCTGTTTAAGAATAACATGTTCTCTTCAATAGCTCCTTGAGTATCTAGGTTTTTCAAGATTTCATCAAAAGCAGCTAAACCGGTAGCAGCAGTGAATCCAACGTTTACGTTACCTCTATCTTTAATAGCAGCAAATAAACCTTGAGTACCTTTAACACCAGCGGCTTCAGCTCCAGAAGAAGCAGCAGCTTTTTCACCTTCAACTACAGACATTTCTAAGTAATCTTCAAAGCGCAATCTAGTTTCAGATTCAGCTTTTAAATACCATAAATATCCGCTAGCTCCATCTTCTGTAGCAACTTCGACCCAACCAATTTGAGCCATATCAGATCCAGATACAACGTATTTGTTTCTAATGATAACAGGAGAGTTTGAATATTGAGTAAATGAAGGAGTGATAGATTTGTAACCGTTAACGTCTGTTAACCCAGTAGAGTTAGCAACGCTAGAACCTTTACCGTACTCAGAACCGTATACAAAGATTTTTAAACCTGTAGCAGCTAAAGCTCCAGTGTTTGCAGCTGTGTAAGGAGCAACTTCAACAGTAGCAGTTGCACCAGTTTGAGATGATTGCAATACTAAAGCTTTCAATTCTAATCCAGCTGGATCTAAGATAACAATAGTTTGGTTTTTAGAAATTACGTTTTCAACGAAAGCATCTCCAGAACCTCCAACTGTAAAAGTCAAAGTGTTTGTTCCATCATTTGCTACATCGTTGTAAGCTACGTGCAATCTATTTTGCTCAGACCAAATTACTTGATCAGATGTCATTGGCATTTCAGCACCTACCATACGTAAGAAACCAGACAAAGTTCTGTTTCCGTAACGCTCTACTTCTTGTTCGTAGATCTCAGGTAAGTATTGTTGTGCGAATGTGTTTGAATCTCCACTTCCTGATCCTCCGTTGAAAGATAAAAAGTTAGATTCTAAAATTTGTTGTTTTTGACTCGGTTTAATTGAACCGAAAGCAGGACTTAATGCCATAATTTAAAGTTTTTAGTTAAATTTTTTTGTTTTAATTTTTAGTTTTGAAGAATCAAGTCCACTAATTGCTTTAACTTTTAACCCATTAACAAAAACACTACCACTTGCATTTTGCCTAGGTTCTGTTGTTATGTTTTTAGATTTAGCAATAACATCTTTAACCGCGTCAGCTTTACCTTGTTCGTAAAAATGTTGTGCTATTGTGTCAGCATTTCTAGCGGCGTAAATGGCTTTGTGATAACCTACAGCGTCTGCTACGTTTCCTTCTTTATCTAGGAACTTCCCTATAAATTTAGAAATATCAGATTGTACTTCAGCTACTTCATTAGGATTTTTCACTCCATATCTAAACCTTTTTTCACCAACGTTGAAATCAAAACCTTTGAAATCTTGGTTTAATAAATTTTTAGTTTTTTGTAAAAAATCACTATGCCTTTTTTTTGCATTTTCCTGATCTTCGTTGTATCTGTTGAAAAAGTCTACAGCTTTTTTTTGCTCTTGAGTTACGCCCGGTCTCAACTTGATTTCGTCGTAGTATTTACTCTTAGTTTGCTCTAAAAAATCTTTAGCTTTAGCAACTTCCTCTTTTAACGCAATTTTTACTTTGCGTATATCTTTATCATCATCTAACTCTTCGTCGTAAGAAAAGTCTTCTAAAATGATATTTATATCTTCCTCATCTAAATGAGGTCTTGTTTTCTTATAATACTCTCTTAATAAAGTCTCTTCGTTAACGTTAGAATAATCAGCATTTAATCTGACATAATCTTCTAATGTACCTCCTGTTTCCTCCATAAAAGAAACTAGCTTTTCTATATTTTCAGGTAATGGTTTTCCTGTTTGTTTGTTTTCGGCTATAGCTTCTTTAAGATCTTTAGAAGTTTCAGCAACTTGTTCAGCTGTTATTTCTTCAATTACTTGTACTTGCTCTTGATTAACATCTTCAGCGGTGATTTCGTTTCCTTCTCCCACTTCTTGCAATCCCACTTCAGACTGTTCTTCGCGTAACACGCCGCTCTCTGCGCTTTGTTCTTGAATGGCATCTTCTTCTTCTTTTTTAATTACAACTTTAGTAACCTCTGGTATTACATTTCCTTGAGATTCTGGAGCTGTATTTGGTACTTCTACCCTTGTTATTTCATTTTTTTTACCTAGATTTTTTGGTTTACTAGGTTTAGATTTCATTTTAAAATCTCCTTCTTGTTTTACTTCCATGATATAATATAATTAAATAGTTTAAATGTTACATAGGTTCAAATCCACCTAAACCAAACCCACCTAAAACATCATTATTTGATGATTCAAAGTCTTTTGGTAAAGAGTCGTTTTTCCTTTGGTCAATCAACTCAGACTGTTGAGTCGCTTGTATTTTAGTTCTTTGATCTTTTCTGTCTTCCATAGCGTTTAACTTACCTTGCTCTGCGTTAGCTCTAACTTGAGCTAACTGCATTTGATAATTAAACTCTTCAGCCATTAGTTGCTTTTTTATTTCAGCTTCTTGTTGCAATTGCTGTATCTTGAACTGAGATTTACCTTGTTCTATTTGCAACTCTGTCTGAGCCAGTGCTTGTTGTTTTTGCACTTCAGCTAATGCTGCTTTTTCTGCAGATTCCGCATTTGCTTGAGCTTGCGCTTGTATATTCTGCAATTGAGTTTCTTTCGCTTGCTTTATTTTCTGCTTTTTCTTTTGCTTTAATATTTGATTTGCTAGCTTTAGATTAGACACTTGCTGTATATCAATAACATCATCCAAATCAATACCACCTGTTTGTAAAGCTATTTGTATATTTTTTTCTAATTGAGCTTTTTCTTCTTCTTCTGGTTCTAGCTCTAAAAATATTCCAAACTCATGCATATTTAAGTACTGCATTTGCTCTAGTGTTCCAACATTAAATGTATTTATGGAATTCATTAAAGCGTTTTTAGTTAATGGGAAACTAAGCATGTCAGCGACTCTTAAACTTACATTCTCACATGTTCTAACAGTAATATACATTAATGATTGTAGTATATGTTTTGTAGCTACATTTGAATTTGCTGCTGCTAGTTTCTGTAAACCTACTAAAGAATCTTTCGTTGGCATACTACCGTCTCTAGCTTCATTTAGTCCAGTCACATCACGTATCATTTGTAAGTAATATTGATATGTTTGTATTAAAGCCTGTATTTTACCAATACCTGAAGATGAATTTAATTCTTGAATTGGTACTTTACCTCTATTCATATCTCCATCTTGAGTTAAAGATCTTCCAACTATACTACCAGTTTGGAAA